GCCAGTTTTACGAGATATTCTTGGGTCTAGCGCTCTTCAACCAAAGAAAAATTAATGTGGGAATATGCAAATGATATGTAATATGCAGGAAAAACAACGTGAATTTTTGTTTGCATTTTAATATTTTATTGTTTATTTGTATTTGTGTCCAGGAGTAGACTTTTATTATAAAGGGAAAGTACAACAGGTTTGCTTAGTCAAGAGATGTAATAGCTGAGTCAACAGGGAAGATGAACCAGCGAATCGCAGTGCATGCCTGTTCGGCATACGCAACAAAAGTGAGGGTTTGACCCACAGCAGTTACAGATATGAGCATGGTTAGGACTGAGCGTGTAGCAGTGTCGACTGACTGGAATTTATCAAGAAAGGTCACAGTACTGCCACTAGTATCAGTAGCTGTCGGGCTACTGGACGTTGTGGCATATGACACACTCATAAACGTTCCCATCTTCGCGAACGTCATGATAGTTCCAGCCGTGTTAACACTTACACCCTCTACCCCTCCGCTCATTGTGCGTTGGGTGCCCCACGGTACGGACGCACTCACCCCTAAGGTACCATATATGGTCAACCCTGAGGTTAGGGTGCTAATCTGAGGGCCCATCAACTCAACGTCGTATTGGACCCACAAATCACCCAGTACAGTCACGGCAGGTACACCTGTAACAGCACAATAGTAGTTCCCACAGTCATAGGTGGACACATCGACATCGTTGGGTACGTTGCCGTATGGCCTAATGAACTTAGGGAAGGGCCCAGCAAGCTTTGGTATAAACTTACAAGAATGAAAAGACCAGGGCGCCATTTTAGAAGCTCCTACAGCATTGAGTAAAACGCCCTTGTCACCAGGGGCGGAATCAGATGGGTCGTAATCAATGAGACTCATTACGACACCATTGGTAGAAGTACTACACTCAGGGCTATAGCCAAACTCCAAACGGTGGAATCTGTATTTTTCAAACCTGTTTGCTAGAGATGACAACCAAGGGAATGTGACGGATGACCCAGGGTTTAGTGGTAAGGTTTTCAAAACTTCGTATATAGTCGCAGAAACAGAGGTCAACTCTCCGAGATATTCTCGGTGAACCACTCTTACTGAACCACTTCCGTTGCTTGAATACTGCACTTGTGGTGGGTTTGTCACGGTCATCTCTGAGACGGCTACTGGCGCAGACCGTCTCTGAGGTTTGCTGGGTTTGGGGGCAGATCTCTGTTTCTGCTGCATTTTCTGCTTTTGTTGTTTTGGGGGCATCTTGTAGCTTTTGAATCTTAATATTTGCTCGCTTTTATGGCCTCTATCGGTTTCTCGGGATTGTTGTCGTGAGTTGTTGTTTGTCATTTCATTCGGGGGCCCCAAGGTGGGTAAACCACTAGGAGAGCCCCCGGATGTCGACAGCGAACTTCCCTCTGCAACTGCACAGTAATCAGTACCGTTTGTATTATTGACATAAGACGAGGGCTGTGTAGCCCTACTAGTTTCTGTCTCACCGGCTAACCGCCAGTCGGTAGTATTTTCCGCAAAACCAGGCAAATTACCTGTTAATGGGTTGATAATACCAACGGGTTGATAGACGGGACCAATTTCGGGTTGGTACCCAGGTACAGTACCCCAAGGTGTGTCACCGCGCATCCTTTTAGAGAAAATTTTGGTGGGCTCGATTTGCTTGCCTTGCTGTCTAAATCGAGTCTCTCCGAATCCTGTGGCCTTCACGATAAAAGCGTATGCAATTGCTCTTGGTGTGCCCAGTTTCACTAGCGTATCTATAAACTCCTTGTTAGCCGCTCTTATATCTCCTTTCTTCGCAAATACCGTGTCGTGTGATCGGCAGGCTTTATCTAGTGCATCTACTGGTATACTAGCTCCGTCGGCTACTGACGATTGGAATTTTCCATCCGACCAGTAAACTCCGCAGTAGTTACCGTACATTAGTAGGTTGTATATCGTGTATGTATAACTTCAGTGTATTTTCCTTCGCCCCCAGGGTCACTGGGGGCCTCTACACGTATTACACAACCGACCTTAAAATTGTTCTCACTAAATTTACGCTCCAAATACCTCTGTTCAACAACGCTGACTCCCCAAGCCTGCTCAAATGATACTCTAGCTACGGGCTGGATGGCTCTGACCTTGCTATGATGCTTCTGTATTCCCGAGTACCGATAACTCAGTGCCGGTACTAGCTCCGCAAAACGCTCGTCAGAAACCGCATACCCATTGCGTATCATCCAAAGAGCCGCTTCCTGCAATACTGGTACGCCACTGTTTAAATGCAATTCGCATAAACCAGTTGACCACAATATTTCAAGAAACCGCTTTTCGGTCATGTTGTGTTCCGAGGTGGACATAACGTTAGTAAGAACCCTCTCAGGATTCCTAACATACATATAATTCTTGCTGTCCAATTGCACTATCTTACACTGGCAAAACTCCATCTCAAATGGATGGTAAGCAGTAGGCTCCAAAACCATATCAAAACCCCACTTTTTGCAGTGGAGCGGGAACAACGATCTGAACAACTCTTCACATTCCGCACTAACAACCACGTTAGCGTCATCGCCATTACACCATCCTTCCCAAATGGGAAAGACGGCTTCATAAACGAAGAAGAATGAAATAATCATACACATCATTATTATACTATTTCCGATACCAGTATTAGAGCAACCGCTATGTCTCGCCGGTGCAGTGAATTTTCGCCCGTCGGTGGTGTACCCTAGCCCATTCAACTGTGCTAGTAGGAGCTCCACTAACTCCTTATTCCCTACGTATGCTAATATATACACTGTAAACTCAATTAGCTGGATTACCTCCAAATCACAACTCATGTCAAACCGGGATGCATCACAACCTATACCACGCGGACGTGGTACCCTAGACCATTTCTTTATGGCCAGGTTCGCTTGTTGCACAGGAGTCAACCCTTTAAATATGAACTTGCCTCTAGATTTTATATTTTTGAATATCTTCTCAATAGATAATTTGCTAAGCAAATGCTCTATCGGGGAGATAAAAGTTCCCAAGGCTAGGTTGTATATTGGTGGTCGTGACAGAATCGTGCGAGGATCCTTTGAGTAAATAAGCTTGTCAGCTTTGCAGTGCAAGCCCATAATATAATCTTTGCCTTGTACTCCTATTCTAACATATTGAACATGTCCACGCTCGTAGGCGCGCCTCTTACCCCCGCTAAATCGTTCGATGAATTTGGAAAATTCCATTCTTTCGACATCAAGAGCGGCGGCGATTGCAACACCCATCCACTTGAATTGCTCAACATATTTCATGTCTGGCTTATATTTAGGGCTTAATAGCCTATTGACTATCGCACACGTTTGATTACAGTTACAATTACCGTGAATGTAAATGCGACTGTTGGTATACTGCCTAATGAACCGGGGTTTGCCCAATGCAGTCAACCGTCTCCTGACCCCGTGACACCCCCCTACCTGCGGTTCTATCCATCCCTTGGTTACCTTCTTCAGACCTCTCGCCTCGGAACAGACAGCCCCTACAGTGTAGAGGGGTGTCAAAAATCCTCCCCACAGGGTAGGTGGCCATGTAAACCACCTACCCCACTCACCACTTCGGTAGCGGTGATCGCGCCTTGCCTATAAGCGCTAATCCTCTCCCATAACCCAAATTGCACATCCTGAATAGGCGTAAACTGTGGATCGTGAGCCACAGCAAAATCATTATCGGACAATGAAACGATTTCTTTGTGGACAGCGTCCGCAAACTCAGCTGGCCAAGCCGTCCTAGCACTCAGGAAATATTCATACTCCATGTCTACTCCTGTTATGTTTGTCACCTCATGCATTACTTCACTCACCTTAACATCCCACTCATGCAAACTAGTTTCATAAGCAAACTGGTGTTTTACAATTAGATCATGGATTTTGTGTTTCCATTCACTATTTATAAATCCTTCAGTCAACTTTTTGTCACCAATTAGACTCCTCGCTAGAGCCATGTCGTCTGGTCTCATGCAAGGATAAGGGAACGTTTTGAACCTATCTTTATGTATCGCGAGGTTGTTTAAGGTCCATTTATCTGGGCCCAGCACGAAAGGCAGCCTTTTCTCCTTTCCTACCCTGCTGGCCTGAGCAAAATAGCTCTCAAGTTTCCTCTCCGGTTCAAGTGTGTAATGGGAGAGCTCTGCGGCGTAAACCGCAGCGTCCTCAACCTGTTGTAACGCATTCAGCACCCGTACTAGTACAGCCTGTCTCCTATGGTTAAATTTGGGTTTGCTAGGGGCTTTTATCTTGTCCAACTTCTTCCCTAGCGTTAGGCGAATTAAATCACGTAGATCCGGATTATTGATCTCAGAGCGTAAGCCCCGTGCAACTTCTTTCACCAATGGGTAATCCACGCATAACGTGGTCCGACCGACCCTTTTACGAGTTCTCCGCAACCTCTTGATAGGCTCTTGCTTCAACTCGACCCCGCGTGTGCATCTTCTATAAGCATCTTTAACAGCTACGGTCACTACACCGGCCAAGCCGGGAGCGCCTATCGCCAAAAGCAAGATGGGTATAAAAATCATCGTGGGGGTTAACACCCTTAAAATCCTATAAAACAGTTCTCTACTGGACAACTGTAGATACTATGCAGTTAAACAAAATGGGGGTGTTGGGTTCTTTAAGTTCTAGCCTAAGGCAACGCTACTAAAAG